TAACTTTTCAGCTTTCACCCAAGGGGCGAAGCGTTTCTTAGACCTAATAGTATTTAGTAAAAAATCATACTGTAGCTTTGCGTCAAGGTGGTGACGCATATTCATTTCATTAACGAACATAATGGTGTCATTAAAAGGCGCCAGACATCTGTTTACAACATATGCTGGATACTTCTTTTCCCACATAGGATCATCTGAATCCATCAGATTTTCCTTAGTGTGATTTACTGAGTTAAGATAATGTTTTAATTCATAACTCATTTGAACTGCACCTGTGACATAACCTCAATCATAAACGCTTGCATGTTTATCTCTTGGTCTGCAACAAATGCCGATTTGTATTGATAGTCTGCAACTGCCATTACCATATGTGGAATGGTACTGGATTGTATATTATCATACAGTGTATCATAAATCTTACGATACAATTGTGAAGGGTCATTGTCTAGATTGTTTGCAATCCAAGAACGAATACCTTTAAAGTCTTTCGCCTTGAGATGGACAATCAAGTCCTTCATATTTGATTCTGAGATATTGACAAGTATTCCAGTGTCAATCATACCAGAAGCAGAGTATCTTTGCAGTTCGTTTAGAACCCTACGCCAATCTGGGAAGTGTTTCATTACCAGTTCTTGTACAACTTTAGGCTGGTATTGTACATTCTCTTGTGCAAGAATATTCTGCACACGTTTGTAGAATTCACCAGCAAGTTTAGGTTTGTCTGTATTAGGTATCTTGAATACCACACCAGAACACCGACTATGCAAAGGTTCGATAATCCTGTTCTTAAAGTTACAGGTAAGAATGAACCCACAGTTCTTGTGGAACTCTTCAATAAACCCACGCAACGCTGGTTGTGTAGATTGTGGATTGAGATAGTCTGCCTCATCAAGAATTACAAACTTACGATTACCATCCATAGAGACAGTACTTGCAAAGTTCTTAATCTTGTTTCGTAGAACATCAATACCCGATTCTTCTGAACCGTTGATTAACATATATGTAGCACCGATTTCTTCAAGCATTGCTTTTGCAACAGTTGTTTTACCGACACCAGCACCACCCGACAGAAGTAGATTAGGGATGTGCCCATCATCTACAAACTGTTGGAAGGTTTTCTTTAAGTCATCAGTAAGAACACACTCACTGATAGTTTGAGGGCGGTACTTCTCCACCCATAACATCACATCATTCATTATATAATTCCTTCTGGTTTAGGATGCTTCTAGAGCAATAAAGTATTCAATAGGTTTAGTCATGTTAGTAAAACGTGATATACCTTTAGAGGATACTTCTACTTTATAGTCTCCAGCCAGAAGTTTTAGGTTCTCTACTTTGAAGTAGTGTGTGAAGTCAGAAGGTGAATTATCACCAACCTTAATTGCAAAGTCGTTTGAAGTCTCGTTCTTACGATCTGTTACAGTAAGTAAAACATCACCACCAGTAGTACCTCGTAGCACTACATCAGGCACACCAAGTACAGCAGATGCCTTTTGAATCTGATTGAATGTATCTTGTGTAAAGACAAATTCTACATCAACAGATGGCATAGTGATTTCAGTCTTGGGTGTTGTAACAACAGATGGGTCACTAAAGAAATAATTCAATGAACTACCACCACCCTCTTCATTCAACTTTACAGACTTATCCGTAAATTCTAAACTGGGACTCTTAAATAATGAGAGTGCAGATAAGAACTCGTGTAAGTCGTATATCGCAAATTCATCAGAAAAAGTATCTGGAATAGTCGCCTTTGCTACAATGTTCTTCATTGCAGACATGGTGTTAATCGTGTTACCAGATTTTACCAGAAGGTTTTGGTTAATGGTTGAGAAGTTTTTAAGAACCTCTCGTGTGTCGCCGCTTAATTGCATCATAATTTATTTCTCCATTGTGTCGTGATTATGTAGTGCCATTATACCATAATGGATCACCTTTAGCAAGTCTTTTCTGTTCTTGCCTTCTTTTTTTCCGTACCGTTGTGCATATTTTAATATGTTGCCGATACAAAACCCTTCTCCATGGCCCGAGTCCATGATGAATTCTGTTGCTTGAAATTTGTTGTGGGAATAGTGTGAGTCATAAGTAACATCTATGTACTCTTTGATTTCAGAAAGCAATATGTCTTCTGAGTATTTGTAGTCTATATTCAAATTGTTCATCCTATAATTTTTCATTTGTTACACCTATTGTAACACAAAAGGACGCCCCTGTCAAGAGGCGCCCATCACTTATTTCATTATTTAATTTTTATCGTGCGAGGCTTCTTATCATCTGGGACAATTCGCTCCATACGAATATTCAGAATACCATTCGTCATTTCTGCGTCTTTTACAACTACATCATCTGACAACGTGAAGGCACGTTTAAAATGGCGACTAGAGATACCTTTGTGAAGATATTCTGTACTGTCGGTTTCTGATGTTGACAAATCAATCGAATTGATAGACAACTTGTTTTCCACCATACGAATTTCGACATCATCCTTTGCAAACCCAGCTATTGCTAGTTGGATAAGAAATTCTGTGTCAGATTCTTTAATGATGTTATATGGGGGGTAATTACTCTGTTCTGAATATCCAGCCGAATTGGTTAGACTATCGAACATTCTATCGAAACCGATAGAGAAAGTATTGATCCTAGACGGATCGAGGGTTGTGTAATTTAATGCCATTTGATTTCTCCTATTTAAAGCAAGTAAATATGTGATACCCGATTATCGGCATATCACAAGTATATATAAGGATTGGCAAGGGATTTTTCAACCCCTCACCAACTTTTTTACGCCGCCTCGGCGTATGCGATTGCCTTATCTAATGCACTTAGTTTAACCTTACGGTTACGTCCATACCATGCAGACTGTAAACGTCCGTCATTTGAACGACCCTGTAGGTGGTCTGTCATGTTTGTGACAGAGTTAAATGCAGTCCACCAAGAACCTTGAGCGAACTCTGCGCCAGGCTGGATGTCCAAGTTCTCAAAAGCAAGTTTTGAGTTGCGAGAAGTAAAGGGCATTGCACCTTCTACTTTTTCCTTCGCAGGGGCACCGAATACTTCATTGAAGTACTGGATAACATTCTCTGGTGTATATCGTTTTCCACCAAGGAACTGCGCCATTGACTTGTACTGTTCCATCTTCTCACGAGCAATACCCATCTGTTCTTTAACAGCGGCAGGGTCAAATGCCTTACGGTGATTTACCGTTACCATCTTATCTGCATTCTGTGAAAGGGACAGTGTTAATGTATTGTTACATACTACACGAATTGGTGTCATGCGAATGTTAATCGCCTTACCAAACTGGTGTGGATTAGTAAACAAGAAGTAGTTCTCAGTAACGTCACCGTTGAACAACTCAAAAGACTCTTTAGTCTTTGCAAGAGCCCATACCATCTGTCCATCTTTCAACGAACCAGCAGTATGCATTTCCATGTCACCAGACATGCAGTACTCTTGGAAGAACTCAAATGCCTCTGAGTTTTGCACTGGATTCCAACCCTTACCAACAACATCTAATACAGTGTTGTCTGAAGTCCGAATCAGGGCCTCTTTGTTTTTAATTGGAACACCTTGTGCAGTAACAAGTGGTTGTTTTTCAACTTCCCAATCAAGTCCTGCCACCTTCTGGAACTGGTCAGGGGATAGTTCATAATCCACCTTAGTACCTAGTCCATGCCAAGGAAGTTCCCCAACATATGCCATTTGCGCTTTACCGTTAATCATTTCAATTTCGTGACTCATAATATATCTCTCCTAGAGGTTTGTTTTTCTAACTTACCTATACATTATACGATGTTTTCATAACAAAGTCAAGAGGTTTTTCAATCTTTTTTTGACTTTTTTTCATACTGTATAGTCGATTTCTCAATCTTACATATACATTATACATGTTATTGGAACAAATGTCAAGATGTTTTTAGAACTTTATACAACTAAATGCGAGAAATTCTTCTCTTTCTTGAATTGGACGATGCTTCTGAACTTGTCAAACAGCATATCCTGTTTATGGGAGATAACGAACACGTTTTGGTCTGAGAACGTATCAAGGATTTTGAGGAAGTCATCTGTACCAGAACCATCCAAGGAGGAATCAAAGATTTCGTCTAGGATTAATAGGTTCGTATTGGTAGAGTTCTTCATCTTAGCAATAGCACGCCATGTGAATAGGAGGGCCAAATCAATACGCATCTTCTCACCTTCAGAGAATGATGCATAGGAGAACTCATCACGAAAGCGTGACTTGATTGTTTCGTTGAAGTTCTCATCTAAGTTAAACTGTACATAGAAGTCCATCGAACTGAGATAGGTATTCACCAATTTATTCATAATAGGTAGATACTGTTTCACTATCTTAGTCTTGATACCACTGT